TTATTTGTAAGAGGCCTCCACCTGTTATTATTTGCTATAGCCTCTTTAGCCATCTGCTTATTATTTGTTTCTTTATAAATTCTTTTCTTTATTTGAATCTGCTGTCTGAATTTACCATTTGGATCATGCACATGACATAGATCAGCATTTCTCCAAGCCTCTACCTTATTGGGACATGGCTTCTTCTTCTTGGTTAAAGCAGTACATTTTCTAACAGTCTTTTTTGCTTCTGCCCTTGCTTTTCTGGCAGCCTTAGTCTCTATAAGAAGATTTCCATTAATATCGTACTTTACAGTGCTATAAGTATTTCTTCTTGTACGCACTTGTTTTATGTACATGATTTGCCCCTTTATATCTCATAGCACCATTGTAGCAGAAAAGTTTTTTATTTGTCAATCTATACTAAAAACCAGCCCCAGGCGAGACAGGCAAGGGAGCCTTTGAACCTGGGACTGGCTATTCAGGAGGTGTTCCTCTCATGGCAACGAGAAGAAGACAATATGTTAGACACATATTACAATAAGTATAACATACATCAAAAACCTATGTCAACTTATACAAATTAATAGATTCTTTGTACTACGATATTTCCATTATCGTCAGTAAGTTCAACTTCCCAGTATTCATTGCCATTTTCATCTATTTTTGATTCTGACATTTAGTACCATCCTTTATTTTTAAAATTTTCCCAGGCATTGCATGGTGTTACCCATCTCCTGTGAATATATGCAAGTGTAGCCACAAGTTGTGTTACGCCTGCTTCTGTTTTTCTCATTCCTAAACCCTTATATGTAGAATTTAAGATCTGCCCTATTCCTGATGCTGAAGATGTAGGATTTTGGGCTTCTGGCCTCCATCCTGATTCTTTTCCTATCAGTTGTGTAAAGCATGAGTATTGTTCTTTTGTTAGCAATTCTTTCGCTACCGCTTTTGCATCCACCTGTAATAGTGGAGGTCTTGGCGTATATGTAACTGGAATTGCTGGTTGTGGAGTCATTAATTGTAATATTAATATAGTTATTACTACAATCAAAGCCCCAATTGTTGTATTTTTGCTTATAATTAGATTTCTCCTTTTTAAGCCCCATTTCAAGCCCCTATGAGTTCCTCCAGAATGCCCTTTAAAACGATTCTTTGGTGGTTTTTAGCCACTTTGAGGTACTCAGTGTACTCTGATGAGTAGGAGGCCCCAGAATCACTTCCAGGGCCTTTATAGGATGATCTGCCAATTCTATTAGTGAGAGGTGCAGTGTTCCTACTGTATTAATTTTACCAGTTATTTGGCTTTCTTGCCAAACTCTGTTGCTTTAGGATCAAGTGCCTTCAGCACTGGACCTGCAAGACCTGCTAAAAATGCATTAGCAAGTACTTTAAGATCTGTCTGTCCTGCTAAATACAGGGCCAATACAGAAGCCAAAGATGCTCTTAGCCATGATTTAGCCATTGCAAGAGCCTTGTCTTTATTTGATAGTTCTATTTTTGCTTTAGCCATGATTCTCCTTTAGAGTTTCATATCTTTTATTCTTTGTTTTACTTCATCAGGTGTTTCTACGATTTCAAAATGCATTTCGTCCTTCCGCTTTTTGTAATCGCCGCCCCACCTAATTCCATATTTCTTACATAATTCTCTGATAATTATAGCCTGCTGCTTGGTAAATGTATTTTCAGAACCTAAAGGATGTTTTGTAGCATTTAAATCTATTGCTGTACCTGATGCGTGATTTGATAATTCAGAATCACTTAGCCTTACATTCCTATAGGCGTATGCCCAATCATCAAACACTCCCTCGTCAATAGGTTCTACTTGAGCATGAAATTCGCTTGCAAAGGCAGCCAAGATCTTTCCAGCATCTTTCTGTAGTCTCATTTTTCTATTAGCGTTTTTAATTTTGAATTCCTTGATGCCTATTTCCTTTTGGTCAGGAGAGGCAGGCCATCCATTTTGAGATTTCATTCTTCACCCTTAGATACGAATGTTTTCTTGCGTGTCTTTGGCTTTGATTCAAGCAAAAGAAAGAATATTTCATCTACTCTTGCCTCAAGCCTTGTAACTTGGTCTTTGAGCGATTTTCCAGAATTTGGAACTAATTCGCTTAGATAATGCTTTACCAGCCATTTTACTCCGCCAGTAAATGCAACTGCTATTGTGATTGCAGAAACTATAGCGCCTAATAACTGCTCTATGCTCATATATGTATTTCTCCTTATTTATGTTATACTGTCCTTATGTATAGCAAGTTTTACTTTTTAAATATACCAAAGACTACTGGTGTGTCTTTTGATATAAATATTATGCAGAACCTGTACAAAATTATGAACAGGCATGGGATAGATACATCCGCCAATCTGCGTTTCAATGATCACAATAGTTGGGATAACTTTGATGACCAAACTTATGTTTTTAGTATTTTTAGAGATCCAGTAGATAGAACCCTGGCTGAGTTTACTAATCTCAGAATTTTTGATGCATTTGGTAAAAGAAAAAGTGATTCTGGAGTACATGTTGATGATACTCTGGACTTAACCTTAGAAGATCTTGATATGTGGCTAACTAAATTCTATACCGCAGATTTTCAGACCAAGACTCTTTTTAATGGACTTAATCCACCAATACATGCTATTCCAGAAAAAATAAAAAGAATAAATTTATTTATTGATGATGATCAGATTCTTAGTCAGCATGGCCTACAGATGCTGTGCAATAGGATTCTATCTGACTTAGGAATTGAAGAAACTATTCATGCCTCATATGTGCCTCATGTTCGTTTTCAGCAAGGCTATGCCTTAGACTTTGCTTTTGATAAAGTCAGAGGAAGTGCTTTAGAACACAAAATAAAAGCAATGAATTATTTAGATTGCTTAATACACGAAAATAAATCTAACTTTCATCGTTTATAGAATTATAAATAAAATCATACATCTCTTGATAATCTTTGCAGTGCCATGGATCTACATTCTGATATGTGACATTTTCTAAAGAGCGAACTATGTCATGTTCCCAATCAAATAGATATTTTTGATTTGGTCTTATTGCATAAAACTTTGTTCCATTCTGTGACCATATGGCGTTATGAAAAGCGGTACCAATAATTCCAGCCAAATGAGTAGCATTATGAGATATTCTTATTTGATCTTGTAATGGTCTTCCTGACCAACTTACTACAGCATACCCTTTATCAACAAATGCTTTTTCTATTGCGTCTTCTACCCATTCCTCAAAGTATCTATTCTTGAAGTATTGATTTTTATATAGCCCAGATTTTTTCATGTCCTGGCTTACATTTTTTCTACTCATAAATATCTTTTTTGGTAAATTTTCATCATCTACTTTGTAGTCTTTAAAATAATTGGCTAAGGCCTTAGATACTTGTGGGCAGTGGGCTTCAGCAAAAAATGGAAATTCAGTATTAAAGAATACTCGTTGATTGTCCATCATTATTACAAGATTTTCTATAAAGAAACTTGTCTCATGTATTTCATTGCCCATCATATAGATGCCATGATCTCCAAAGTCTTGCATAATTTTTCCATGAGCAAATTCTATTAAATCTGACATTGGGTGAAATGTATAATTATCTCTACCGCTAAAAGTTTCTAAAAAGAAAGGCTTTAGGTCTTTGAAGAGTGTCTGGCAATATACGAAACCGCCTATAGATTCTTTTAACCAATGACCATATTGCCTTCCACCATCTGTTAGGCACATCCAATAACCAGGCATATCGTAATGTTTAATGTTCTTTGCCCATGGATTTATTCTTACATTTTTTAATACATAAATTGGTAGATCTTCATTTGGAACTGATATTATTTCGTCATAATATGTCTCAAAGTTAAATAGTGGTCTTTCAAATTGATTAGTGGCCATTAGAATTCTTCTACCTTTAGATCTATTTTACATCCCGCACAAATTCCAGATTTAGGCGATTCATCTTTTAGGTGTTCTCTCCAGGGTGTATATTTTTCATTTCTATATATTTCCCAAATAGGAGCATCAGTAATATGAGCCATAATCCCATTTTTATGTAAAGGAACATCTGATCTTGTATTGCAACAGACCATCACAGAGCCATTATAATCTATGTACATATTATTAAATACTTGCATACATGGCTTTGTTCTAACATATTTCTCATTGAATCCCGCAACTTTTTCAGTTCTTGCTGTGCCTTCTACTGCAAAGTTTCGTGCTCTTAGATGTACTGTTATGCCTTCTATCTCTAAGTTATATTCTATTCTTTGATTGTCTATATCGCTTATAACTGTATAAGGAACTCCCAGAGCCTTTATTTTAGCCAACATACGCTTTTTCATTTTTGCATGGTTGTACTGCTCATTATTTGCGAGGTACTGCTGAATAAATAACTCATTTAATCCTGCATCTCGTAATTCATATATATAGTCTAATGTAACATAATCGCCATTTGTATTAGTTCTTAGTTTTGCTTTAGGTAGTCTTTCTCTTGCTTGAGATATACGCTTTAAAACTATTTCTTTATATGCAAGTGGCTCGTTGTATCTACTATATGTAATTTCTTTATCGTAGTCTATTTCTGCCAGTTGATTTATTATAGATAGATACATCTCTTCTGGCATGACTTTATTATCAGAAATTCTGTCTATATGTGAATTAGGGCAGAACCAGCACTTCCTATTACAATAAGAATATAGTTCTATCTCAATAAGTCTTAATTGACTCTTAAACCAACTTTTCAGGTCCATATAGAGTGTCCCAATACTCTTTTTCTGCCTGATACTTTTCTTCAAAGTTTGCTACATGTCTATAGTCGCAGCATTCACAGACAGGCCTTCCATCGCTATAGTCTGGCATAGACCAATATCCATACTGAACTCTAAACTTAAAATCTGACTTCCAACTATTTTCTGCAAATCCTTCATTATCTTTTTGAGTAAAGTACCAATGATCAGGTGTTGCAAATTGCATAAATAAAAGCGTTACATATTTATCTTCATCATCTGTCGGATATTCTGGTCGCCAATGCATATGGTCATTACCAGAAAATACAATACATTGATTTGGCGCTTCATCAAAATATTTATCATCAGCAACTAATTGCCAATCAACAGTTTTATCTATACAAATATCTAAAGAATATGCACAGGCTGACTGATCAACATGCTTCCAAAGTTGTGGCTTAATGCCATTTTGCTTTTGATATCTTGCAGTATGAAATCCAGCCCTTTGTAGGTTATCTATGCCAAATGTCTTCTTTGCTATTTCTAAAATTTCTGCTTCTACTTCAGGTTCAAAATCAATGTGTGTTAGCCATCTTCCAGCAACTGTATGATAGAAATGCGGACCATCAGGACCCATATTTAACGAAAGAACTTTTGCTTTTATCTTTTCAAATAGTTCTGGTGGAAAAAAGTCTTTAATAGACCTTGCCTCAACTTTATTTGTCATGTTTTCTCCATTTTGTCAGCATTTTTTTTAATGCAATTAATTTTTTTTCTATTTTGCGTTCAATTTTGCCATAAGGAGTTTCTACATAATGTTGCTCATTTGTTGGAGGCCTCATTATATTTGAGAAATATCTCTTTGGCTCATGCTCTTTCATTTCTGTATTCCTCCCATATTTTATATATATGATCAGGACCTTTGGTAAAATACCAATGTTCAGGCTCTACATAATGAAAAAATATTACTCCAATTCTATCTGTGTTGTTCTCAATTGTATCTCTCCAATGCTCATACTTTTCACCCATAAACATTACCGCTTCATTTGGCCACGCTAAAAATTCTTGACCTTCTACATATATTGCCCATGGCCCTTTTTGATATAGAGTTAGATCCAGCGTATATGTGCAGGCATTTAAATCTCTATGCTTATGAAGACTAATTGTGTCTGCCGAATATTCTGCAAATAAATTATAGGAAGGAAGTAATGTGCTACTTCCAAAGAATTCTCTTACTTTTGGCAGCAACATTTCACTAAACTCTTTTAGAATAGATTCATCATTATCGCCTAATAGTTTTCTTCCAAACTCATCCACACCCATATTTTGTAGTTTTGGGCTATCTTTGAAATGAGAAGATAGTCTTGTAAATTCATCAGCAGGCAATACATCTTTAATTAATCCTACGCCATCCATTGGACCACCACATATCTTAGGCCATCTGTAACAGGATATACCTGGTGATTATACATAAAATTGGAAGGGAAGATCAAAAGATCATTCTTCTTAGCCTTAAATCTAAGTCCATATCTATTAAACTCTACATCTCCGCCTTCATAATCTTCATTAATATAATAGGTTAGAGATATGCGTCTTGTAAAGAAGGGATGGTCATCTATATGGTCATGGAATCTTTGTTCTTTTCCATACCGCAGCAATTGTGGGTTTTCAAACTTTTCTATTCTTGCATAGTATGTAGCCATATATTGATCTAAACAAGGCTTTAGATTTTTATGAAATTCTTTTGTAAAATTTGACAAAATATCAGTTTCTTTTGATTCATGATGTGGCAACATAATTAAATCTGTATCCCTGGCTTTAGTATTTGTACCAGATTCATATGCTTTTTCATTTACGAGTACTTCTGCAGGCCTCCAAGAAATACCGCTTTCTTCTATGCGTTTAACATAGTCTAATGAATCAGGAAATATATTTTCAAATACTGCAATTCCTGGTGCTAACTCTTTCATATTTTCCCCTTTACCATTTTCCTATTGGACAAGTAGATGCTTTCATTTTTGTTTTTACACTCATGAAACATCCGCATTTTTTACATTGTTTAGTCAGTTGTATTAGACTTGGGCATCCTAAACATATTTCATATCTTGCATTAGCCTCTTCATCAGAAGCATATTCAGTTTTAGGATTTAGTAAATCCCATGGTCTTGTTTCTCTGGCCTTATCTATGTTTGCTTCTTTAAATTTCTTCCAGTCTGACATTATTCCCCTATTTATTCGTTTGGATCGTAGAAATTCTCTCCATCATACTTCCATGTACGCATAACATCTACATCGTTATCTACTTTAATAACTGTCGGATTATTTGTTAAGTTTTCTGCCAATTTAACATTTTGAGGAAAATCATCCATAAATGTTATAAATCCACAAACATCTTCATCTAATATGTAGATTAATTTTCTCTTAGCCATTTTCTTCTCCTGTCCAGGTTTCTCCAGTAGGAGATGTTGCTGTAATTCCATCCCATGTCCAAAATTGATCAGCAGGATTTTCTTCATCAACTTCAATAAGAATTGCTCCAGAGTCTATTCCAGAAACAAGACCTGCAAAGTATGGATCATTATCGTCGTAGGACAAGACTGCAATAACATCTTCTCCTTGCAGATAAACATATTTGTGTATAGTCATTATTCTCCTATTGTATCAGTTAATTTTATTATTAGCAACCAGAACATGTTCCACCAGGACCACCGCATACGCAACCACAGAAGTTACAGCAGTATGCAGTGTTAAGTGCTGGACATAGACCAAACTCGCTCTGGCAACCACAGTTGATTGGAGGCGAAACTGGTGGGCTTACAGGTGTAGGTGGACTTACAGGAGGCACCACTGGTGTAGGTGGGCTTACTGGAGGCACCACTGGTGTAGGTGGTGAAACTGGAGGTACCACTGGTGTAGGTGGTGAAACTGGTGGCACCACTGGTGTAGGTGGTGAAACTGGTGGCACCACTGGTGTAGGTGGTGAAACTGGAGGTACCACTGGTGTAGGTGGTGAAACTGGAGGTACCACAGGAGTTGGAGGACTTACAGGTGGTACAACTGGCGTAGGTGGGCTTACAGGTGGTACGACTGGTGTTGGAGGACTTACTGGAGGAACTACAGGAGTTGGAGGTGAAACTGGAGGAACTACAGGAGTTGGAGGTGAAACTGGAGGAACTACAGGAGGCACTACAGGTGGAACTACAGGTGGAACAACTGGTGGAACAACTGGTGGAATTATGTATCTATTTTGAATACCTATTCCACTTGGATCACGCTGTAATGGACTCACTGTTTTCTCCCTCGTTAATTCTTAAGCGTATTTATTTTGTGAAGCAAGAACAGTAAAAGCACCTGCTCCTGTTTTTCTAATTGTATAAATATATACATCATTTGAGTTAGTATTTCCAGAAGAAGGTGCTGTTCCACCTAACCACTTAATATATGTTGGTGCAGATCCATCAATAGTAAATGCTGTTGGATAGTAAGCAGTTGCACCATTTGGTGACTCAAATACAACAGAAATTTGTTCTCCAGTTGACATTATTGAATTAAGTGTAGTTGTATTATTTCCTCTAACATTTAGGGTCCAGTTACCTGAAGCATTTGTTGTATAGATTAATACAGAAGATGTACTTACATCAACATTTACAGTACCATTAGCAGCAGTTGCTGAAACAACATTTGTTTCTTTTGGTGATGTAAGTGTCTGAGAAGAAAATAAATTCTTCCATGATGAGCCATCATAAAAGACTATTGTATTGCTATCAGCAAGGTATGCAAACATGCCTTCTTGAAGAATACCTGCTGTCAGAGCAGTATCTCTTGCTGCTGCTGTAGCAAAGTACATGATTGATTGATTCTGCAGGTAGTACTGTACCTGTGCTGCGGTTAAAACATCACCTGTGTTGAATGTTCTATAACCTGCGTTTGGACTGCCTGTAGGCATCGTTTTCTCCTTATTTTAGTATGTTAATGCATTTATATCAAGTTCACCCTGAGTTTCTGAATCCAGAATAAACCCTTCAATAATTGGTTCTGCGGTAAATAATCTTACATTCCAAGTATTTGGTGTAATATCATGCTGAATGCCTTGAATAAACAATTCACTCTCAATTGTTGATGCACCAGGCATTGTCTTAATAATTCTAACAAGTTTATAAATGTCTGCATTGAATGCAGCAACATTTTGAGCAGCGTCATTATTATTAAGATTAATTGTCATAGAATCAATTCTAAGTTCTGCATCTTTACGAGTAGCAACAAGCATTTGTGCTTGATCTAATGCTTCAGCATCAGTCTGTACAAGAATATCTGATCTTTGGCCAGACTTATAGAAATATGTATCTACGCTATCCTGATCAATAACAATTTGTGGTGTACCGCCAAGCCTTGTGACAGTAACATCATTTAAAATTAATTGATCATCAAAGGCTGTATCTATGCTGGTATATGGTAATGTTCCTGTTGCTCCAGTATCAGAATATGTTCTAAATACAATATCTGCTGCTTTAGATAAATTTGTTCTATCCAAAAATCTTGCTACACCATCAGGTTCTATATAAAATGCACCAAATTCAGATTGTTCAACTGTCTGTAATGCCTGCAATGTTGATCTTTGTCCACCAGGATCTGCCTGCATTGTAGAATTACCAGTATCAATATTTCTTAATGAATTAGGCCAATCTGCATAATCTAATATTGCATTTATTCTTGCTCCTGATAACTGACCTGCAGTACAGCCAGGAATTGGAGGAATATCTGTAGAAACATTTGCTAACAAGCGGAATCCATCTACACATTGTAATGTAACAGTAGATGTTTCATTTGTACCCAGATAAAATCCAGTGTCATATGATGTTATATATCCTGAAAATAAATAGAATCTTTGATTAGTTCCAAGATCAACATCTGCATATATTTTTATTTTTCTTAATGGTAATAATTTACCACTATATGGAGATGAACCATTTTGTGGATTAAAATAACCATCAGGATCATTTAATATTACTGTTGCAGTTCCTGCTTCAAAGTTAGACAAAATACGATTTCGTCCTCTACGAGTAGAGCATTTCATTACTTGATTAGTAATATTTACAATATCTGATGGTGCATCAGCCAATATAGCACTATCAAGAAGAGATGCTGGATCATTAAGGGTAAATGGATATCCAAATGATGGTCCACTGGCAAAGTCAATTTCAACACCTAAAGTTGCTATTGTCATTTTATACCGCCAACAAGTTTATAGAATTACCATTGTATTGTGTTGCAAGTAGACCATTTCTAACAGTCTGTACTAAATCGTCTTCTGCAGTCACAGAACCTTGTACAGTAATATTAACTATTGGTGCAGCCATTAGATTTCCACCAGATATTCCAGAAGCATTTGATAGCGTTGTTGACTGGAATCCTTGCATTCTTCTAATTCTTGCTTTTTCTGCTTCATCAGCATAAGGATCATAAGCAGAT